TTTTTATGTAGTGTAGCAATCTTTGTACCGTCTTGTTCAACGATCCAAAACTTACCATCTACAATCGGTTTTGCGTGTATCTCTGTCATTTTTATTCTTCCTTAGGAAATTCTGGGCTAAAAGGCCAACTTGTACTTGGATTGGGTCTATCTTTTAGACTAACATTTTCTTCAATAACTGTGCCATCATCTTCACATAAACTAATTTGATATGGAGCATAGATGTGTACAGCACTATCTTCTTCTTGCCAGTCATGTTCTCCATCATATAACCAAGCGGCACCGCCTTCGTAATATGATTCACGGATTACTTCTTGTTCTTCTTCGGTGATGTCATCGCTAAACTCAAACTCAATGTTAATGCCATCGTCAAATTCACAACCCCAGCCTACATCGGGTTTTGTGTAAGCTACAGGATCGCCTTTCCAAGGAAGATTGCAATCTAAGTCGCCTTCGATAAAACCCTGACCCCATCGCCATGTTTCATCTAAGTTAAACCAACTGATAGAACCATCCGCATTTTCTCGGAACATTTCTACGTGGTAGACAACGCTTTTCTTTTCAAGAGGCTTAACTAGATATACAGACATATTAGTTGTCGATGTCCATAGTAGTCCACTCTTTAACTACAGCTAACATTTCTTCTTCTGTAGTGCAAAGGATCTTAGCAGTCTTCCATTCGCTTTCGTCATCACGACCACCTACTTCTACCATAAAGCCGTTATCATAACGGTTAAGGGTAATTGATTCATTTACTTTTGCTAGTTTGCTTAATTTCTTTCCCATTTTAGTCCTCTATTTGAATATATGTTGTTTGTGGGTACTTTGCTTGGAACGGCTCAGCATACGATTGTATGTTGTCTGCAATCTTTTTCATGTCCCACGTGTTGCAGAATTTAAGCATACGAATACCTACTTGAGTTATCTCTTTTGGTACTGCGTTTGCGTCAATAGTTTCTTTAATACATTGTTTAATGTCTTCAGGTTGTGCTGTCAAATCGCATAGCTGTACATTACGCTGATAATCTTCTAGCACACGATGTTCTAAACCATTATGGTCAACCCATCTCTGAAGCATGAGATTGTTCCACGCATATCCGCGGCTTTTACGATCTTCGAACGCTTCAGTAAGACCAACTTTGTTTTTAGAACCTTTAGTACGCACACCTGGATACGCCGAGAAGACATTATCACTGGTATCACCACGCATGCATTTCTCGAACAACATCCATTCTGGATCTTGTGCTGGCTTTGGCTCGCCTGTCTTTTTGTCTTTAACGGGTTTACCTTTGGCATCAATTATACCTTCATGTGTAATATGTAAATCACCTACACCATTATATTGGCTAACTGTAGGGCTTACTAACTGTGCAAAATCGCCATCTGTGCTAATAATAACATGTTTAGAATCAGGATGGCTTTGTATCCAGCCTGCAATTAAGTCATCTGCTTCTAATCGAGGATGTTGTAGTACAGTTACGTTAGTCTTTTCTGTAATGAACTTTTTAAATTCATCAAATGCTTCCCAGAATAACTTATCTTCTTCTTGTTCTTTTACAGTCATTGCATCGCGAGTTTCTTTGCGATTAGCTTTGTAAGGCTTATAATAGTCCTTACGCCACGAACGACCTTCGAGACAGAACACTACATGGCTACCACCAAAGTCTTGCCATGCTTTCTTGATACTGTTAAGAGTAATGTGAAAAGCCATACCGAGTTTAATATCGGCAGAGCCTTGAACTACGTGTCTAGCACGAAAAAATGTGTTAGCAGTATCAACTATAATATATGTCATTCTACAGATGCTTTCCCGTTACCGAGTTTGTTTACATTAATAAAACCAGCACTTGATCTTGCTGGGTCTTGTCCTGCTTCGACTAGCATGTTCGAGGCTAAATCTCTGAACCAACGATCTACGATGTATTCTTCAGGATCACCATCAAAACCATAACCAGCTTGTTTCAATTGTACTATAAAAAGGTCATTCCAGTCAAGCTCAAAAAAGCCATTACGTACATTATCTGGATTTACTTTAGTATCTAAAACACCTACCCACGCTTCACCTCTTTCGGTAGCACGTTCTTTTGGTGTCATCTTTGCTTCTTGTTCTGCTATCTGTGCATCAGCAGTTCTGGCCAAAGCGGTAGTTTCCATCTCTTTGAGAATTTTTAAGTTCTCTTCGATTTTGTCAATACCAAACCATTTCTTAATTAAATTTTTCATTAGGTTCCCCATTCATTTTTAAAGAGAGGAACTTGCAATCTATCACTATAACGCCATCCTCGTTTCATAGCCGCCAATGCTACATTCTTTGCATTTAACGTATATACACTTTCGACTCCACCTACAGGCATTAAGTAAATATGACCAGTAAAGCCTGCCGCACGAAATGCACCTACTGCACATTCTGCATCTGCAATATCTTGTTCCGTAGCAACAACAAATTTAAGATAAGCAGTTCCAACTTCTTCATATTCACAAACTATTTCTGGGCAAATAGCTTCATCCCATTTCTCACCGCTTGCTGGAAGTTTAGCTCTTACACTAAATGTAATTTCACGTTTTTGTCTTGGAAGTCCTTTCCATACACCTAGATAATTTTTAAAATCTTGTGTTAGCTTTTGAGTTCCATTTGTCTCAAATGTAATCTCTTTTAAGCCTTTCATTTTAGGATTGTCTAGTAAGTCTGGATAAGCACGTTGCCAACCTAGTAAAGGTTCGCCGCCTGTGATAACTAAATGCTCATCGATCCAATGATCCTGCGGAAGAATTTCCATAATACGATCTGCAATAGCTTCGCTTGTTAGCATAGGGCTAAGATCCTTAAAACTAGGATGCCAGCTTGCGTAGCTATCACACCCTGTACTAACTAACGGAAGATCTTCGTATTTTGTAAACATGTGAGCAACACTTGCAATTTCTTCTGCTTCCTGACTCTCCATGCCTCTACTCATTCCAAAGCCGGTGCATTTAAAATTGCAACCGAATGTACGTAAGAACACAGACGGTACACCCATGTAACGTCCTTCGCCTTGTATGCTATAAAATAATTCTGCGATTTTAATTTTACTCATCTTCATCCTGTTCTAAAAACTTTGATACTTGATCTTCTGCGTCTTGAATACTTTCTGCCCAAACTGTAAATGTAGCAACACCTTTAGTAGCACTAATATCAAACGGAACAGTTCCATTTGGCAACCAGTTAGGTCCTACTTCACGTTTAATTTCGAACTTATTTAGGTCTGTAGTTTTCATACGATAAAATAATTCATCAAATACTTGTTTTTCTGTTGTCATCTTTTTGTTTCCTAAAAGTTTCTACATCTTCTACAGCACTTAATAGTGTATGAGCATAATTAATTGCTTGTTGTTTACGCATGATTACTGTAGACTCTGTATCAATATAGCCTTTAGTTAGCAATGTCCACATAGCATGCCAGCGAGTTTTGCTCCACCAATTGCTTTTTATAGTTGTGTAAATAGTAACACTAACTTCGTGGTTGTCAGCTTCTACCCATACATGATGATCGTGATCCGAAGCTCCGCAACTACATGTAACTCGGTAGACTTTACTATCTCCCCAGTCGTTTGTTTGCATAATCCCTTCAGCAGGTATTTGAATTACTCTCATTTTGAAGCGTACTCTTGTTGCATTTTAATGTTATCAAAAAACTCTTTCTTAGTACCATGGTCATCTTTAAATGCACCTTTAAGTACGGTAGTCTGCGTTAAACTACTCTTAGCCATAATACCGCGATTCTCACAGCATCCATGTGTAGCTTGAATGTATACACCTAAGTCTCTTGCGTCTGTTGCTTTTTGGATTTCCCTAGCAATGTCATTACAAAGTTCCTCCTGGAGAGTACCTCGACGGGCACACCACTGAGCGATCCTTGTATACTTGCTAAGTCCGATGAGTTTCTCAGCCGCAATAATACCAATATAAGCAACGCCAGTAACGGGTTGGTGATGATGGCTACACATACTGCGAAGCTCGCTACGAACAACCAACATACCTTCGTAACGATCCTGGGAATCATTTGGAAATGCTGTTGCGTCTGGTGCTTGTTCATATCTTCCACTCATTACCTCATTAAAATACATTTTAGCCAGGCGCCGTGCTGTGCCCTTGCTGTTAGGATCGTTTTCTCGATCAATTAACAAGCAGTCTAACACTTTTTCAAATGCTTCTGTTGTTTCATTGATTAGTTGTTCTTTCATGTTGTCATCGATGTATTCACTGATGTTATCGCCAGCCCAGAATCTTTTACCATTACGTTTCATTACAAAACCCAAATAGTTATGTGCTGTGCCTTCTTGATAGCCGCTGTCGCCATACATAGCGTCAAGCGCAGTTTCTTGTTTGTTTACGTATTCAGTCATTATTACTCCTATGTGTATATTGTATAGGTTTATTTAGGTTTTTGCAATATATTTTCTGCTCGAAGTTTTCGACAGCCTTCTTTAACAGCTATAGGATAGTCTGGACTAATTTCGGCAATTGAGCAATCATACTTTACAACTACATGCGGGTGCGTATAATTCCAATAGATAGCAAATATAAGTCCAGCAATACCAAGTATTAGTACACTATAAAAATCTAAATTTTGTCTGATAGTAGAATCTTGCATAGCTGATAATCCTTATGTGAATTAAATCTGAATAACATACAATCTGTATGAGGATGGCTAGTATATCGATCACCCGGCAAGCCAAATACTTCCATAATATCGATGCAGACTTTATCCCACCACTTGCTAGAATCTTGTCCTAATTTCCAGTCTACTTTGATTTCGTAGACTGCTTCAACTGTTTCCATTTTTTTCTAAATCTTTAAGTTGATCTTGCAAATATTCTAAATATTGAGTCAGTATGCCTGATTGTTTAGGATGGCCGTCAGCTTCTAGTCTAGCTAAATCTTGCTGAGCTTGCATAATTTTATCTTTGAGTTCTTGCTGAGTCAATTCTTTCATTTGCTGGCTCCAAATTTAACTAAAGACCCGCCAAACAAAATATTAAATGCCGCCCACGTTTCCCAAGTTAATGAAATATGTAGTGCAGGGAATAATGTATTCAACGCCCAAATACCTAATATTGGTCCTAGTGCAAGTGCAATTATAATAAATGCGATACCAAACGTAAGTTTGATTAATGATCCGGTTAATGTGGACATAGCCAAAACTCCTCCCAAGGATAAACTAACCAACAATCTTCTTCCATTTTGTTAACTTCCCACACTGAGTAGTCAACTGACTCTTTGCTAGCTAGATTGTTAGTGAGCGTAGCAAAGCGTACATTTTGTCCCCATACATGTTCCCAACGTGTATCGTTAGGCAAACAACTAGACTGCCAGTCATTTTTAATCCATGCAATAGTTGAACCCTGATCGTTAATGTCATCGACAACTAGAATATTTTTACACAATGGGTCGCCGTCTTTTTCAGCGGCATTGAACCCATATGCATCTTCGGCCATGCTACAATTACTTACAGTATCGCCGCCGTCACGTAGACTAACATCTAACGACTTCATTGGAACTTTTAAATATTGACTTAATAAGACAGCAGGTATTAACCCACCACGAGTGATACCTACAATATAATCCGGCCTCCAGTTGTCATCGTGTGTCATTTGACGGGCAAGTTCTAAACATGCACCTTCAACTTCTGACCAACTGTAATAAACTTTCTTCATAAAGTCAAACCATGCGCCAATGCTTGTAGTTCTGCTTTATCCATAAAGAAGTTGTAAGTTTGTGATTCAACAACATCGCCATCCTTCAAAGATTCTTGAACCATGTCAATACTAAACAAGCCTTTAGGGCTTAGTACTTCGTGCTTCTTTAGTGTTAAGCGATAACCTTCGTGTTCTTTGATAACCATTTCTTTATAGGTATCTCTAACTGATTCATGTAGTTCCATCTTCATCTCCTTTAATTGCTTCAAATGTTCTGTATTTTCCCAATGCATTGATATACTCATCGTATAACTTCTTTAGCTTTGGATGCTTACGTTCAAGTATAACATCTCTTTCAGGAATTTGCAATACTGTTTCGATTGTTTTTAGCCGTTCCTCCAAGTCACGCCCGTTGATAACCATGTTGCCTTTGACTTCTATAGTGGGCGGATTGGTTTGATTAATCCTCATGGCTTCATTTGGAATTGAAGTAGTACCAGTAGTCCATATTGCATTTGTACTAGTAC